CCGACCGCATGGCCGCGTATGTCGTGCCTGGCGTGCCGCGCTTGAAGAGCATGTTTGCCGAGATGGTGTACTTCGGCTTGCCGGTATGCTCCGAAATTTCGGAGTCGCCCCGGCAGTTGCTTTCGACCGATCGCCGCTCGCTGCTGATGGCGTCGTCGATCACCACGGGAATCTCTGTGAGTGCTCCGGCACCGCCGAGGGTTGCGGAGTAGTACAGCTTGCAATCGTCGCCGAGGACTGAACCGTCTGCTACGTTTGGCATTATTGAAAGGCCCTTTCAAGGTAATAGGGGATCTTGGGTTCGATGATGTTATAAGCCGGCCTCATGAATGGCCGGCGCTCCTCCAGCTGCTCGATGCTCGTCAGTCCGCCCGCAGCTGTGCGGACCGTTTGCTTGTACAGCTCGGGGCCGACCACGACATACTCGTTATCGTTGCTGATCGCATAGAATAGCCGCTCTTTGAGCGGGCTTGGCTGCATGTGCAATAACGGCACCTTGCCGGGCTGGCTGATCCTGTCGGGTCGCCGCGGCTTGCGTGCCGCGTAGCCCTGCCGCAATGCCAATTGATACCACTCCTGCCGCTGGCGGAATCGCTCGAGCTCCTCGGGCGTAAGCTCGCTGAGCTTCTTCTGGGCCGCTCGCTTGAGTGACCGCCGAGCCACCTTGCGAATGCTGCCGCCGACCACGTCAAAGAACTTCGCCTGCCGCTCCGTGATGCCGAGCTCGCTGCGGACCGTGCCGTCTGGCCGCCGCGTGAATCGCATCTTCATGTTGGCTCGGAATCGAATGCTCTGGCTCATGCTCGATTCCCCACACTCACAGCCCAGGTGGTTTCGATCACACCGACAAACACCTCCATCTGGTCGAGGATCTCGCCGTCGCATGTCGTCGCGATCGAGACCGATCGCCGCCGTGCTGCGATGTTGCCGGCCAGTGTGACCTGCCGATATGTCGACGACGTCCGCAGATGATCGCAGAGGCCCTCGAGTAAATCCTCGTAGGTGTCCGATGCTGCGACTGCCTCGGCTGTGCAGCGTACCGTGAGGACGATTGCAATCGTGATGTCCTCGGAGACGTCGCCCCGGTTGCTGGTGTCCTCGACTCGAGGGCAGATCACCGTGAGAAATCCTTGGGTATCGCTCACCTCGTCGATGATCGCCGTGTAGCTCCGCCGCCTGCTGACTGTGATGCCAGCCGGCAGTGATGGGTAGGCCTGCAACTGTGTCACCAGTGCCGCCGCCAGTGTCCGGATACGCGCCGCCATCAGTCGCGCTCCTTCGTATGAATGCGGACGTATCGCCGCTCTGGGTCGTGATACTGCCAGAGCTGTGAGCTCGGACCGAATGGCATAACCCGGAATGTAACATCGTCCACTGTGATGGTGTCGCCCCGCTGCGGAGTGACCACGGTGCCGCTTATGATCAGATCCGCAGCGAGGACGATCCAGTCTGTCGAGCGGTCCCCGACCCGCACCGCTTGGTACGTCTCGGACCGCTCCCATGTCGATTGCCCCCGCACCGCTGTCAGCTCGCAACTGTTGGCACCACGTGCGAAGGTCGCCGCCTCACCCCGTACTTGGAATGATGCTGCTTGCGCCGCTCGCTGTGCTGCCTGAATTGCTGTGACCACGGGGAGACCTCAGGAGAAGGAGCCCACTGGCCGGCCCCCGGAGGAAAGGCCGACCAGCGAGCAGGGCATGACGATCAGGCCAGCAGCGTCTCGGTGCTGGTGATGGCATCGGTGACGACGATCGGAATCCCTTCGTACTCGGTCGGGCGAGGCGCTGGCATCCCGGTCGGGCTGTAAGTTGTCCGGCTCACCTGCAGCTGCCGCAATGATCGGCGGTTCATGCAGATGTGCGTGGGCTGATCGCTCGCCGGGAACAGGGCCAGAGCCCGTGCCAGCAGGGTGTCAGTGAGACCCTTGCCGCTGTCCTCGGTCAAGTTCGCGATGCGGGCGACAGCGTACTTGCTGCCGATCTGCACACCGAGATGGCCGCCAGCATCTCGCACCATGGCCACCATGCTCTTTGAGTTGCTGCCGAGAACGACAGACTCGAAGATCTCGCCGACCGTGAAGTTGATGTTTGGCGTGCTCAGCGACTGATCGCCGGAGCCCACCAGAGCCACTGATGCGTCGTCCGGAGTCGATCGCAGGAACCAGACCGAGCTGCCCGTCGAGGCAGTCGTGCCGGCTGCGTTGATGACCAGCGTGTCGCTGGCTCCGTTGTAGTTGGCCGAGTCGGCCAAACCGAGGAAGCCGTCAGCGCTGCCACCCACGGTCCCGTTGAAGAATTGCTTCTCCAGCGTGAACAGAGCCTCGCGGATCTGTCGTGCCGTTCGCTGATTCATCCACGCCTCGGCACCGAAGCGATAGGCCCGACAGGCCGCCGCGTCCTCGATGACTTTGGCGTCGATGTACTTCAGATCGACGCTGGTCTGCGTCGAGATGCTGGCCGTGTAATCAGCACCCGCGTTCACCGCGCGGAAGCCGATCACGGGCGCCGTCGTCTCGACATTGAATTTGTGCACCGTGCCGTTGCTCGACTGCATCGCGTGCAGTGCTCGCAGGACCGGGGCCTTATTCAGGATGTCGGTAATCTCTGCCGGGTTGACGTCGAGGCTGTTGAATCGAATCAGCTCGTTCAGAGTGCTCAGTGTGTCCGCCATGGTCCTCTACTCCTCAATTCTTGCGTGCTCGGAATGCCTCGGCCAGACTGCGTGGCACCGTGCCACCAATCGCCACCGGCGTCGTCTCACCCTTGACCGCCTCGGCCATGCTGGCCGCTTGCTGCTTGAGCTGAGCCAGCTCGGCCCGCAGATCCTGAATCGTGCCCTGCAGTGTCTGCAGATGGGCCGTCTGGGCTGCGTTGAAATCCATTCCATCGCGAAACATTCGGGCGCCCTCAGCGTCGCCGAAGGCTGTCATGTAAGCCGCCAGATCCGGTCGCGTGGGCGCCTCCTGCACTGTCACCGGCACCTCTGCCGCTGCAGCTGCTGGCTGCTCCCCTGCCGCCGCTGGCTGCAGCGTCGCCTTGTTCATGTCATTCTGTCCTTGCTGTGACCGGATAGCTGCGAGCACATCGTCGAGCGATCCGATCTGATCCACCAAACCGAGGCCAGCAGCTTCGGCTGCTGACCACCACCGACCGTCGGAGACGGCCACCACCTGCTCACTCGTCATGCTCCGACCGCTGGCCACATCGGCCAGAAATCGGGCATTCATTTCGTCCACCTTGCCCTGCAAGAATGCCTGCTGGTCCGGGGTGATCTCTTCGCCCGGAGTCGCGATGCCCTTGTAGGCTCCCGACGTCAGGAGCACCGACTTGAGGCCCGCGTCTGCGTATGCCTTCGAGTAGTCGATCACCTGCCAGTATGTGCCAATCGATCCGACCTCGCTGTCCTTGCTGGCCCAGATGCTGCCGGCCTGCGATGCGATGCGATAGGCCATCGAGCAGCCGCAGCCGTTCACGCTGGCCACCACCAGCGTTCGCTGGGCCAGCTCGTTGACTGCATCCACGACAGCCGTGCCGCCATCGACCACGCCGCCGGGGCTGTCGATCCGCAGCACCACAGCGCGGGGTGGCATCTCCAGCAGCTCCTCGAGGCCTTCGAGGATGCTGGCATAGTTCGAGCGGAACGGGCTGGCCTTGCCTTTGAATAGCGGGCCCACAATCGAAACGATCGCGATCCCGTCCTCGGTGTAGCTGACTGGCGTGCTGTCCTCAAATCCGAGCATCTCCGCCCACATGTCGTAGATGCGGTCGTCGATCCGCTCCGGGTCCATGTCACTCCGAGGCCTGCCAGCCTTGGCCGCCATGCGATGCTCATAAGCCTGCAGCCACCGCATATCGATCTGCCATCCACGATTCATTGCACTGCCTCCAGCTTAACCATCGCCGCGTTGCTCCATGTCTGCAGATAGCCGAGTGATGCGAGCTCCTCGCGTTCCTTGGCGATCTCTCGGCAGTTGTCCAGATAGTCACCGAAGCCCCACGTGTCGCACACGTCCTGCATCGACTGGAGCCCCGCAGCCACTGACCGCAGAGCCACGTCGAGCTCTTCTTGAGGCTTCCAGAATGCGATGCCCCTCGGGACCCATCGCCACTGCAGATCGGAGACCAGCTGGCCGCCGGGTAGGCTGATCTCGCCTGTGCCGCCGAAGTCCACCGGGAGAGCCCACTTAAGCAGTAGCCACTGGGTCAGTCGTTTGTGGAGTCGCTCCTGTGTCTTGCGTCTGGCGTGGCAAGCTCGCTCGAAGAGATTCCACGCGCCGCGGGAGCCGCTGTAGTTGGTCCAGCTTTCGTCGAAGAATGAGTAGGGGAGATCGAGTGACTTCAGTGCGATCTGCAAACAGAGCTTGAGGAAGTCTTGCGTTTGGCTGGCCGGGTTGCCGCTTTCGATCGCCTTAACGTCCTCGCCCTCATCCAAATCAAACACCGCCGGGCCCTGGCCGAAATCAAGCACACGGGCCGATGCGTCCTGTGAGCCATCGGTGTCGTTGTCGCTGTCGAAGGCTTCGGCTTCCGGTTTGCGTGAGAACGCGATGCCGAACAATTGATCCAACTTGATCTTGGCTCGCATGTGGTCGAATGTCTCATCGACGTCCCGGAACTCGTTCAGCGCTGCGACGATCGGAGACTGTGGTCGGATCTGGTTGGGCCGCCCCTCGAATTGGCAGTGTTGCCAGACGTTGCTCTGGCGGATGATGCGGTCGCCGCGTGTCCCTGTCAGCGGGTCCTCCTCGGCGAAATTCCACGCGACCACCCGACCACTGCGGAGCTTGGCCCCGTTGAGCCACTGCTTCTGGTCGTTGCGCCCGTAGGCTGGGCTGCGGCAGAATGCACCCTCAATCAACTGCAGAGTCCAGTCGGATTGCTTGACCAGAAAACAATCGCCGGCCAGCAGCTTCTGCGCCTCGGCCACCCTGCGGATGTCGTCCCAATCCATGCGCCCGTA